TCCAACAAGAACTTCTTGACGGCGTTCAATCTCAACCATCTCTTCTGCAAGTTCTTTGTTTTCAAGTAGTCCAGCCTTTTGAAGCATGTCAATACGCTTAGACTCAATATCCATAACAAGTTTAATTGCTGAAGTCTTAGCACTAAGATTATTAGTCATAGACGCTTCATCAATAACTTCGTAAGATTTTAAAATAAGTTTGCTATAGTGTGCATCTGCACCAGCAAGAGCATCTTTAGCACGAGCACGAATTGCTGTATTGTTAGAAGTTTTTTCTTTCCATTCATCAATATAGGCAACAACACGAGTTCTAGGAATTGCTAATTCTTTTGAAATCTGAGTTGGATCGCTACCTTTAAGATATTCTCCAACAACATCATTCATAATATCAAGATGTTTGATTAACTCTTCTTCAGTTGACATATTTTCCCTCTAGCCTATTAATTTCATCTTTGATATAGAAAATTGCCTTTTCAAGATCCTGAATGGTTTTTGATTCATCTTTAAGTCCTGCTCTCCATAAATATTTGAAAGCATTGCCAATGTTAAAATTGCGATGACGAGTAATCTGAATACACTCTACCCCTGAAGGATCTGTTGTGTAATGTCTTGGATGGTTGACTTGATCAACCGTAATGGTTAGACTATCACTCATCCGATTCATCCTCTTCCCATTCAAATGCTTCTGGCAAACCCTTTAGCGCTGTAATAACAAAAGTTATACCAACTGCACCAGCAACTCCTAGACCTATTAAAACCTTTTGTGCTTTATTCATCGTCTTGACTTCCTTAGTCCAAATTTAGCAAGGTATACGTATACAGTCTCCACTGTGCACCCACATTCCTTTGCAATCTCTTCTGGAGTCTTTTTGTCCATAAGATAACGCTTACGCATAAAAGTCTCCGATGTATATAGTTTAGCAGGCATAGCGTTATTTGTCAACTCCTATAGCCTTTGTCCAGTTGCTTAATGCCCAATGTCCAATACCGCAAGCATCTGCAACATCATTATCTTCAATGTGCCTATCATAAATAGTATTAATAAACTTAATAGTTCTTTCTTTTCTAAGGTTTCTTTCATATGACTTATACCAAGAAACAGATTTTCCAGGGTTTTTAGATCTAATTACTAGTTGCTCTTCTTTAGATATCTTCTTATTACCAATAAAGTTTTGCCAGGTTATAGGTGATACTTTTCCAACAACACGAATTCCAGATTGACCTGCTGCACCCAATAAAGCCCCTTGGACCAAAGCAAGATCTGCAGCAGTCTTAGGACTGTTCATAAATACAGTATGCTCTATAACTATTGCATCTACATTTACAATATGCTCAAATAAACCCTTTGATTTTCTACCTGCATCAATAACTTTTTCATAGATATCTTTGCCCTCAAAGTTAATCTTGCCAACTTCTTTAAGATGACCACCATGAAATGTAGCATAGGCAAGGCTATTAGTGCTTGCATCAATAGCACAAATTCTTTCAGGTTGCATCTCTATATCCCATTTATTCTTGCTCATAGTCAAAAAATCCCTTTATTTGTGATAACATTTTATTGACTGCCTTCTTGCTAGTTTCACAACTACTACAGAATCCATCATCATTATAGATTGATAGTTCTGTGTTGCATCCACCTAAGCATTTTCTAACCTTTCCAATTCTTTTTTGCCTTTTTGTAATTTGATGTCTTGCTATAATCTTTTCTTTTGTTGCAAGAGTTCTACATTCAGTACCACAATAAATTTGGTAACTGACTTTTGATTCAAACCTGTTGTCGCAATAACTACACAGTTTCATCAACTAACTTCTCCATTGACTTTATCTTAATGACTCCATCACCTGCTTCGGCACAACCAGCCTGGATTGGACATGTTTTACAAATTTTAGAATTAGATCTATAGTTTTTGGTTGGCAGAGTTTTATTCTCCCAAGCCTTTCTTACTTCTCTCATCCATTCAAATGTATTATCAACCCATTGACGATAGTAGTCATTTACCTCAACTGGCAAAACAAGAAGTTCGTGATTATTTTTATTTTCATAAATAAGAACTCCCTTCTGCTTTTTAAATATCTTCATATAGATAAGAAGTTGTATGAGGTGTCCAGTTTTTGGTTTCATAGAATTCTTACGGTATTCAAAACCTTCATTAAGCATTGTCTTGATTTCACCAATGATCTCTTCGCCTTCCCAATCAAGCATGACATCGCCATAGCCAAAGATTGGAGGATCATCATATCTTACTTTAAATTCAGTAGTTGGGTTATTATCATCATCACGATAAATCTTAGCAACCCCAGAATTCATCATTGCATCTTGAATTCTTGCATGAGATAAAGTACCAGCAGTCATATTGGCTGCACCATAGGCATCTGCATTATCCTCAAAGGTCTGTCCCTCAAAAGCCAAATACCAATATCTTGGACATTCTCCATGAGAGTATGCAATAGTAGATGGAGCAAATGTCTTTTTAACTGTGAACTTAGGCCCACGATTAACAACATACCCTGAATTTATTTTTTCTATTAAAGCATCTGAGTCAATTATTGAGTTCTTTTTTACTGCCTTTAACATTACCTGCTGTAGTAAACTTTTAGTCATTTTATTCTCCTTGTTTGTATAAGTATATCAGGTTAGCGCATTATATATTTAAGTGCTGAGACTAAGTTGTTTACTGCCTCTGCTGCAGTGTAATAAATATTCTTTTTTGCTCTATTATTCTTGTCTACATTAGCCATCCATGTTGCTTTGAGTGATAGTTTTGCAGCAATTGCTTGAAGTCTAACTATCTCAAGACTGGCAATCTGAATTGGAATATCAGGCTTTATGATGATCTTTGCAATCATTGTTAATGCCGTAGTCAATTCTTCATCTTCCATGTATTCTGCAATTTCAGCCAAACCATTTACCTGCTCTAATGTAGTTTTGCTATTTCCTACTTCTGTCATTTTGTATCCTCCACTAATTGTTCTAACATATCTAATTCAATTATAGCAAGTCTAACCTTCTGACTACCCTCACCAAGAACGACAACTAATGCTGGATCCATGCTCTTTTTTAATGCATCAGTAACTGCCTTTGCCCAAACATCTTGATTAAGAGTAAAAGATTTGGAGCACTCTTTAAAATCTATAACAAAATTATTCCAAGATGCATCGCCCTTAGTATTATTTCTTCCAGAATTTTTATGTTGCTTTGCCCCAATTCTTTTTGACTCTGATCTTTCACTCATCTTGAAAGTCACTCTTTTTCTTTTTTGGCCTTACTAGTTGAACTTTTGACACATGCTTTTCAGGACACATCCAAGTAACATCTAGTGTCTCTATCCATAACCTGATAGAGTTTACTTCTACTTCACATTTCTTACATGAAAAGGAGCCAGGAAATACTTTAAACTCTTTAGACATTAGACAGTTTATTCCTTAAGTTTTCCTGAAGATCTAAATCTTCACGTAGTCTATTAATAAATCCATCTCTTCCTTGAACCTTAGTGCCATCTTCAAGTTGATACCAAGCACCAGTTCTATTTACTAAGCCTACTGACTCAGCAGTATCTGCAAGATCTCCAATAGTATCCAAGCCAATACGATCACCTCTAAAATAGAAGTCATACTCACCAGACTGAAAACCAGGAGAAGTTTTAGAAAATTGGAGTTCCCATCTAATCTTGCGACCAATCTTTTCTTCAATAAGTTTGTCACCAACATGAATTTTTCCTTTCAATGCTTGATTATCTGATTCTGATGAAAATAATTTAATCACACAAGAAGAATAAAACTTAGTAGCATTTCCTCCTGAAGGCTGTTGACTACTATACATTGCATTAATATTTGTTCTTGACTGTGAAATTAATACTAGCAAGGTTGGCTTTACTTTGTTATTTGCATAGTTTAACATTTTCCAAGCGTTGCTAAAGTCACGAGACTCTGCACCAATCTGCTTAGTATTTTCCAAAGCCTTCATATCTTCTGTATCTTTTTCAAAATATATGGCAGGGAGCATTGATGTTATAGAATCTACAACAATCAAGTCAACTCCAGCGTTCATTAAACCTACACCAACATCCACCATATCGCTAATTGTTCTTGCTTGGGAATAGATTAGTTTTGTTGGATCAACCCCAAGTTGTCTAGCCCAATCTTCAGAGTATGACATTTCTGAGTCAATCCATGCACAGACCTTGCCCTCTGCTTGGGCCAATGCAATCATTTGAAGGCACATAGAGGACTTTGCAGATGACTTTGAACCCCAGATGAGTACTTGTCTACCATAGGGTAATCCACCCCCTAGAGCACGATTTAAGCCAACGCTAGGTGTTGGTTGATACTCAAAGGTAATACCTTCTCCTGTTCCTAATCTTTTTCTTAGTTTAGGATCTAGTTGTGATAATACATCTTCTACTGATACTGACATTAAAATCTTACCCCGTGCTTCTCTGGTCTAGTCTTATTAAACTGTGTCTTCTCTTCTAGTGAATAGTCAAGAGATAGTTTTGTATACCCTGCTTCTACAAGGCCTGCATACAAATCAAGAGTGCGGATTAAGATATCTGCAACTTCTTTTGTTATTTCTTCTTCACCTTTATCTTTTCGAATTGCTTCCATAGTTTCTGTTACTTCTGAAACAATCATCATACATTGTTTAGCAATAAAAATGTCATCAACCTCTTCAGGCCAAAAACCTTTTTCTACTGCAACTTCGTGTAACTTCATAGCCAAGTCATCAAGCATTTATATCCTCCAGTGTTATAGTTCCATCTTTTGTTTTACCAAAACTAAATTTATACGATTTACCCTCTTCAATTTTCATATATGCTTTAGAAAAAGCAGTTGGGAAAACTGTTATTGGATGAAGGTCCCGATTAGTATCTGCAAGAGTAAGGGTTGCCATTCTTTTACCTGCTTTAGTTACCCGTGGTTTAAATGATACTACAAACATTTCTTCATCACTAAATGGCAATTGCTTATACCCTAAGAACTTTACCAGAGCATTATCAGATCCCTTAATATTTTCTACTGGTATAGCAGAAACTATTCTATTATCTGTTGCTAAGATAAGATAAGTTTTTCCAGACTCAATGGTTGTTTGTTCTTCATCAAATATACCAACGCTTCCAGTCTTATCAAGAACTTCTACTCTTGACCAGCCAGCACCACGCTTAATTGACTTTACCATTCCAAGAAGAATAAAAGATCCTTTTTCATCAAAGTCTTCAATATCATTAATAAAAGCATAATAGTGTGAAGGAATTGTAATATTAAATTCTGGCAAATTCAAATACTCATAAAGGTTTTCTTTGATCTCTTCATCATTTCTTGGGTTGTCAGGAAATGTTGCTGCGCCAATTACCCTAAGTGCTTGAAGTGCCCTACTATTGACTCCATTGCCTTTAGTAAAAGTGAATTCCTCAAGTTCCTTGTAGGATGAGAACGGACGTGATGCGATATATCTTTCTGCAATCTTATCCGAGATGAATTTAATAGCCGTAAGTCCAAACCTGATTCCCTTGCCTTCGATTTTAAAGTCCGTATCCGAATCATTAATATGAGGAAGTTTGATCGAGATTCCCATTCTTTTTGCTTCAATTAAGTACTCCGTTCTTGTGTCTTTGTCTTTTTCATTTTTCAATAGAGCAAACATAAATTCTAGAGGGTAGTGATATTTTAACCACGCCGTCCAATACGAGAGAGTACTGTAGGCAACGGCATGCGATTTATTGAACGAATACCCAGCATGCGCTTCAAAATCCTGCCACAGATCAAGAGCATTATTAGGGGAGATAAACTTACTAGCACCACTAACGAACCTATCTTTGAACTCATCAAACTCTTTAGCATCTTTCTTCTTTCCAATGATCTTTCTAACCTTATCTGCTTCCGACATGGACAT